ACGGCGACGGCCAGACGGCGACAGCGTTGCAATCAGCGCGGCGAGCTTATCCTCGAATGGCTGTAAGTCACTCATCCCATTTACTCACTAGTTCGCCAGCGACATACAGCTCCAGCGGGCGCGTTACCGGCTCCGGCGGTGGCGGCTCGGGGATGTTATCCACATGCAGCGCTTCCCCTTGCTGCTTAACCAGCGTGCGCTCGGTGAGCATCAGGCTGATGCTGATATCAATGCTGCTGTCGTTATTGATATCGGCGTACCACGTAAACCCGCGCTTTTGCCCCTCGTCGGTGGTCATAATATCGGGCTGATTTTCCCGCAGCCAGGCCATGATCGGCACGAGCAGGAGATCGATATCGTGCGTGTAATCGGTCACCACCACGTTAAGCGTGTACCGCTTTTCAAACGACAGCGACGCGGCCAGCGTGGCGGCGATACTGCCGTTATCAACAAACAGCCGCAGCATGTCGGGGTTATTTTTCAGTGTCGGAACGGCGCGGCTTAGCGCCTGGCGTAGCGAGTCTGGCTTCAGCATCTGTATCGTCCTGGCATTGCTTGACTACTTCAACCTGTAGCGCGCAGCTCTCTAATGCGCGCTCAAGCTGGCGAATGTCGGCGCTCAGATCGCCGTTGGTTTTCGGGTCACTGCCCGGCATCGGACACAGGCTGACTTTCGGGCAACTGTTGTAAACAATCACCGGCTGAGGCGCAGGCGTTACGGACGTGCACCCGACGCACAGCATCAGGGAGATCAGCACTGTACCAGCGGCGAAACTGTTCATTTTCATTGAGTAACCTCGTGATAGTATTTTCGCGCCGTAACGCCTGTTCACCGGCTGCGTTCAGCTTCTGATTCAGTACAGCCTGGGCCTGCTCGTTTTTATTTGCTTTTGTAACGGCGACAGTAAGCTGATTTTTCAGCATGTCGATCACCTTCGCCTGCTCACTGGCAACACGGTTTGCCGTTTCAAAGGACTGCCGCAGATTGCCGTTGTCGTGACGCAGCCACCACAGCCCGAGCACGGCCATAACCAGTAACGCAACCAGCACTTTCATGATGCCCCCTTAAGACATACCGCCCTTTCGCGGGCGCGACGGATTTCCAGCCCCTGACTCCTGGCCCCATTCACGAACACCCAGCGGGGCAGCTGATCACAGGCCTGCCGCCACTGTTGCCGCTTGATAAAACCGACCAGCGTTGATTTACACGCCGCGCCGGTGCCAACGTTAAAGGCAAAGCTGACTAGGGCGTTATAGACTGGCTGCGGCATTACTACCGGTGCACAGACTGCGAGACGCCGCTCCGTATTCAGTACGTCAGCGACCAGATTTTCCGCCGCCTGCCGTTCTGTGATGTCACCTTTCGGCACCACCCCCGCAGTGTGGCCGATGCCCGACGTCCATACCCCGGCGCTGCACTGGTAGGGGCGCAGGCGGCAACCCTCCAGATCGCCGATGAGGGCCAGCCCCTCCGGTGAGGTCTGGAGCAGACGAAAGTCGGGTAACAGTACTGCCAGCGCCAGCACGGCGGCCACACTGCAACGTTTAATCACTGACATATTCACGGCCTCTTTGGTGGGGGTGCGATAATGACAGGCTGCATTTTTTTATCAGCTTCCAGCAGGTAACTCAGGTGCCGGTAGTACCAGTTCACGCCAACGGTAAAAATCACACCCAGCACGCCGAACCATGCGGCGACGTCCTGCGGCGTCATGGCCCCGAAGGCGGCCAGCGCTACGCTCAGCCAGTAGGCTAAAAAAGATGTAATTCGCTCCATACTCAGTCCCATAGGTTTACAGTCTCCGATACCGGGGCCGCCTGCACCTCGGGCAGATCGACCGGCGTACCGTGCGGCAGCACCGCCCCCATCCCGGCCAGTCCCGGATTGGCGGCAAGCACCTCCTCAAATACCCCCTCAGTGCGCCCGTAATACCGGGCGCAAATCATGTCCAGGGTGTCTCTCTGCTGTGCAACGACACGCATCAGATTTGGCCGACGATGCAGCGCGATTTCCCCTGGAGGCGGGCCACAGCCCAGCGCATATCCCGCCACATCTCATCAATCGTGGTGTCGATTGAGTCTGCTTTTTTATCGCCTTTCGCGCTGGCATCCACACCGCGATAACGCTCGTACAGCGTGGCCGTGGTCATCGCCGATACGGCGCTTAGGTACTGGAAAACCCGTTCACTTTCGCCGTCGATTTGCTCGGCCGGCACGTCAGCCAGGCGCTTAAATCCGGCGGACATCTGCCGGGTGCGGTAGTCGTACAGCTCCGCGTTGGTTTCGGCCATTCCCGTTTTGATGGCCTGCCGCAGCCGGGCCGGGGAGACGGTCTGCTCCAGGCGCATCAGTTCGCGCACGCGCTTCGGATCGATATCAGGAAAGAAAAACGTGTTTTTAATCACCGGCTCGTCGCCCGCAGGCGGCGGAATAACCACCGGGCCGCTGCTCTGCGGCGTGTCGTTCTGAATAATCAGCGTCATCATGACTACCTCTGAAAAGGGTGGGCGGTGGACGCCGGTCGCAGGGAAGGTGAAAACACCACCATTGACCGGCGTGCCGCCCGGCGCGGGGCGCATTCTGTTAACTGGCGACTTTTCTCGGTCGGCCACGTTTAGCCGGGGTCGCGCTCTTCGCTTTACGCGGGCGCGATGCCGCCGGGGCCGGTTTCGGTTTCGCCTCGGGCTTCGGGCGCAGTTCGCGCTCAAGCCGTTCAATTTCTTTTTTCACGCCCGCCTGACAGTCGAGACGCATTGCACGCTGTAGGTGCGCCAGCGCATCAGCAACCTGACCGCCATCACGCAGCACCAGACCAGCAATTTTGTGCAGCTTCGCCCGCACCATATCCGGCATGTCGGCGGATTCAGTCAGTGCCAGCACGTCAAGCAGCAGGCGAACATCGACCGGCTCACTGACGGCATGGGCGCGCATCGCGGCAAGCGCCACCTCCTCGGTGAACATGTATACCGGCGTGCGGCGGTGTTTCCCTGGCATGGCCAGGCCAAACTGAAAGGCATAGCGGGCAATATCCAGCGCACCGGCGATGTCACCGGCATCGAGACGCCACAGCATCACCGTCATCAGAATGTCGTCCTGTGCGCCTTTGCCCTGCTCAAGCGCGCCACTGACCCACGGGGCATAGAACGGCAACATCTCCCGCTTTATCTCCGCCTTGCGCTCTTTCGAATGGATGGTTCGTAGCGTGCGTTGGTCTGCGGCCAGCTTAACCAGCATCTGCTCGTAGGCAGTGGCATGTCGCAGCGGGTTTGCGGCCCGCTGCGTGGTTGTTGAGGCCGAGACCCGCATCATGTGACGCTGTGCGGGACTCGTCATCGGTTACGCTCCTGCTTCCGGCTCGGCTGCTGCCTGCGCCTGGGTGAAGGTGCCGACCTTGATGTTTTCCACCACGCAACCGGCGGCGTAGTCTTCAACCACAAAATCGACGTTCATCGACTCGTAGTTTTCCACGCGGTCGAGCTTGGCGTTTTCGTCAATAACCCGGCGGTGACTCTCGTCCATAAAGTAGATGGACAGGTTATCGAGGCGCGTCACAAACAGCGCATTGGCCGGGAAGTACGGCACGCGCACCGCCGGAAGGTTACCGATGCGTTTCTGGCTGGCGATCACGTCAGCGGCCATGGCTTCGGTATTGGCCTGCTCTTTGTTGACGATGGGGAAATATTTGTCGGCCAGAAGCTGACGACCCACAATCACCACCAGATCGGGGTCTTCCTGATACCACGGCTCGATAAGGTTGTTCGTGGCATCCATCACTAGGGCGTCGAGGTTTTCGTAGTCGCCACCCTTACCGATGCGGATCACGTCGGAAACGACTGCGCCGTCGTCATCGGTAACCTTGTTCATCACACGGCCTGGGGCCTCTTTGCGGTACTTCTCCATCCAGCCCACGGCCACATCCTGAAGCAGCGGATTTTCCGCACGGTTTGACGTGGCGGCGCGTTTCACGCCGTTAAAGCCGACCATAATGAAGTCCAGCGACTGGCGCTTGGTGATGGCGTTGCGGATGCGGATCTGGAAGTCCTGAAAACGCGCCCACAGGTCTAGCGTTTTGTAGCGGATATGGAAATCGAAGTTAATCTGATCGCACTCGTACTTGTTGCTCTCCAGCGCGGTGAAGTCACCGGTTGTACGCTCTTTACCGTTGGCCGTATCTGCCGTGCTGGCAATGGAGCCGGTCACGCCGACCCCGACTTTTTCGCCCTTCAGCTCACTGACCGGCACGATATTGATGCGGGTCAGGAAGTCGGACGACTCCTGCACGGTGTCCATCAGGGTCTGGGTCACCGATGGATTGACGGTGAATTTTTTCGACAGATCGTTGACTTCCACGCCGCTCAACTCGGCGATTCGGGAGAGATACGCATTAAATTTAAAACGGGTTTCCTGACGCATAATTTTTCCTGAAATTTGTAATTAATCGGGTTTTACTGCCTGCCGTTCGCGGGCCTGTCAGCAGTTCGTCAGCGTCGCTTCACCGCCACCGCCGGTGCTCAGCTCGCGGCGCGGCTGATGACGGCTTGGTGTGTTGTCGAGCGTGGTTTTGAGCTGCGAAAATGCCTGGCTGGTCTGCTCCGCTTTACTGGTCACATCCTGCTTAAGGGAGGCGAAGGAGTTTTCCAGCGCGGCGATACGCTCATCGGATGCGCTGAGGCTGGTCTGCACATGCTCACTGACCACCGTCACCGCTTCATGCACATCAGCGAAACGGGCGTCATCGCTGGCCTGCTTGCGGCCAAAAATGCTTTTCACGGTGTCGCTTAATTTGGTGAAGACAGTTTCGGCCTGGTCTTCAAACTCCAGTTCGGCCAGGGTGGCGACAGAAATCAGGTTTTCCGGGGCTGTCTTGAAGCGGTTAAGCGGATTGCTTTTCGCAGTGCGGCAAAATTCAAGGTATTCGGTGCCGAGGCTTGCCGGGTCATCGGTGACGGCCAGGCCGACCAGGTAACATTTGCCGGTGTTGGCAAAGTTCGGCTGGATCTCCATTGAGGAGTAAACCTTCTGGCCCTTGCCGACCATTTCCACCAGGTTGTCGAGCGGCGCGATTTTGCCAAACAGCGCCCATTTACCATTAAGCGCCGAATCGTCGTCGATTTTTTCCGCCTTCAGCTCCACCACGTCACCGTAGCGGTTGAATGCGCCATCCGGGAGGATGCCGCGCAGATGTTCCAGGTTGATACGGCAGCCATAGACGCGGGGATCGAAACTCGCGGCCATTTCCTGAATATCGGTCGCGCTAATTACGCGGCCGTCGCAGGTATCGCCCTCGACGCCGATACGGAAAAACTTACTTACTTTTTTTGCCATCGTCAGGAGTCCTGATTGTGGGGTTACGGGTTCGGGGTTAGTTTTCCCGACTCGGCACCCTTCCGGCTATTGGTGCCGGATGGGTACGCCCTCACACAACAGCGCCTTAGCGATTCGTACGCGGCTCATCAGTAGCCTTGCCCTGTATCAATCACGGCGAGGCATCCATGACCATCACCACCGACACGACGCTTTTAAACGATCCGCGACGACAGGCGGCGCTGCTGTACTGGCAGGGCTTTTCCGTACCGCAAATCGCCGAAATGTTGCGGACCAAACGGCCTACCGTACAGAGCTGGAAACAGCGCGACGGCTGGGACGAAACCGCACCGCTTAACCGGGTGGAAAGCACGCTTGAAGCTCGGCTTATCCAGCTCTACGCAAAGCCGGATTTAACCCCGCATGATTTCAAGGTTGCCGACTTTTTGTCGCGCCAGATGGAACGTCTTGCCCGGGTCAACCGCTACGGCCAGACCGGCAACGAGGCCGATCTCAATCCCAACGTGGCGAACCGCAACAAGGGTGAACGTAAGAAGCCGAAAAAGAATTATTTCAGCGATGAGGCTGTCGAAAAGCTGGAGCAAATCTTTCTTGCCGAATCGTTCGAATACCAGCTCCAGTGGCACCGAGCAGGGCTGGCGCACCGCATCCGGGACATTCTCAAATCTCGACAAATCGGCGCTACGTTTTATTTCTCCCGCGAGGCGCTTTTGCATGCGCTTAAAACCGGCCATAACCAGATTTTTTTATCAGCATCAAAAACTCAGGCTTATGTGTTCCGTGAATACATCATCCAGTTTGCGCGCCTTGTTGATGTTGAGCTTTCCGGCGACCCGATTGTGATCGGCAACAACGGGGCAAAGCTGATTTTTCTCGGCACCAACTCCAACACCGCGCAGAGTCATAACGGTGACCTGTATGTTGATGAGATTTTCTGGATCCCAAACTTTCAGCGCCTGCGTAAAGTTGCCTCAGGCATGGCTTCACAAAAGCACCTGCGCACGACCTATT